CTTCTTCTGTTAGCCAGTCTGCTTGTATTGGTTTACTAAAAGAACTGTCTTGTATTTCTGTTTGCTGCTCTTTGTTGTCGTGTATTAAGCTGCTGTTACTTAGTTTATCATGATATGGATAGTATCTATTGTTTTGCATATTAAATCTAAATTTTGCGTTTTCTCCTATTGTACCCTGATGTTTAAACTTTGTTTTTAAATTCGTTACTACTGTGCTACCCTCTTGTAAAATCATTCCGCTTTCGTCTTTTATTTCAAAGTTTCGATATACGCAAAGTCCATTATGTGTTTGGTCACGAAAATCTCCCGAACCTTTTACATCGTACAAAGTAGGCATTTCATAAACTCCACTATCATTTTTTCGCATTTTTGTTGGGTGTGCAATTAAAAATATATGTACGTCATAGGCTTGCGCAAATAAAGTAAGGGTTGAAAGTACATCATTTATTTCTCCTAATGAATCTGGTGAGTTTCTTTTAACTTTATTAAAAGCATCAATAACAAATATGTCTATTCCAAATCTAAACATTTGCTCTTTAAATTTTCCTAGTAACCATTCCCAAGTTGCTACCTCTCCTTTTTCAGGATAGGTTAAATAAACTTTATCTTTGCTCCATTCGATATAGTCTTTTAGTTCATTCTTACTCATTCGTTCGCTATACTTTGATTCATTGAATGATTTCCCTATTACCTTTTCAGACATTGCGCCCTGATGAAGTTTTAAAGGGAAATGCTCAGGCGAATAGAAAGACGCTTTTAAATCTAAATCATTTATTAAATTTAACACGTACCACTCGATAAAATTAGATTTACCATGTGATGGAATACCCGTAACTGTTGTTAGTTGCCCCATCATTACAGAAAATTTACTATTCAATTCTTTAAAGTTTGGATTGTTGGGTGCTATTGTAGCTTCAATTCCGTTATCGAAATAATCAAATATATCTTCCTCGATGTCTTTTGCTGTAAAAGTTCCGTCAACTGGATAGGCTATTGAGTTTTTAATGTTATCTAATAATTCAACTTTAGATATTTTCAAAGAATCGTTTGCATCCTTACCAGTAAATTCTATTCTTTCACATTTCCACTTTCCAAATCTTTTTAATAATTCCCTTTCTAGTTTCTTTCCTGCTTCGTCTGTATCAACTGCAATGTAAATCTTTTCTAAATCTGATATATATTTTTCGCAAGTATCAAAAATATCGTTTAAATCGTTTGCACCGTTTGGAACTGAAATACAATTTTTAACTCCTACTTCCCAAAATGCTAGTTTATCCATTTCGCCCTCAACTAAATATATTTCTTTTTCTCCTACAATATCGTTAACACCGTAAAAGAGTTTCTTTGTTTGTGCTGTTTGTGTAAACTGCTTGCTACCGCTTCTGTATTTTTTGTTTATTAGTTTATCACCTTCAAAATAATTAAATACTATGTTGTTTGTTTTCTTTCCTGCTGCTGGTTGAAAATATTCTTCTTCCGTTATCTTACAATCAATTAAAGTTTGCTGTGAAATGTTTCTTTCGTTTTTAAACCACTTAACTAGATTATCCGATAGCTTTGTATAGTTCTGCCATTTTTGAGGGGGTAACTTGTATTCTTTTATTTCTTTAGTTTCTCTTATCGTTACTTCTTGGCAATGGTGGCACTTTCCTACTCCTTTATCTAGGTTAATACTTAAACAAGGGTCTTTCTTTTTCTTTCTTGTGTGTGAACATTCAGGACATAATGTAGTAAAGTTTCCAGATGTTCGACCTTTTAATTCTATTTTATTCCAATCTATCATAAAGCAATTCGAGGTATATGAGGTTCTTTAGAAATATTCTTTTTGAAAGGTTGTAATTTAAACCATGATCTAAAATGTGTTTTAATTTCTTTCAATTCTCTGTTTAGATTTCCGTCTATTTCTTGTTCATCCAAAAATATAGTTAAATACTTTTCGACCTCTATTAATTTGCAATTATAAATTCTTGTTATACTTTCTTTCCATTGGTTAGATTTAAATAAATCGTTTTTTATATATAATATATCTTTCTCTTTAACTGTATCTATTACTGTAACATTAACTGTATCTTTAACAGCGATGTTTGCGATACTTTGCGATGGCACTTTATCGCTGTGCGATACTTTGCGACCATTTGCGATATTTTCAGCATCCTTTAAAGTGTAAGTTCCATCTTTATATAGCTTGTAAATGTCTAAATTCCAACGCTTTAAATTACCCTCTCTACCTGATATAGATTTTTTATCTATCTTTTCTTTAAACTTCTTTAAATCTCTTTTTAGCTGCTGTTTTATAGAAGTGAAAGCTAAGTTTATTAAAATGTCATCTGTTTTTGGGTCTTCATCATTAACATACTTATATATATGTTTAATCAATTCTCCTGCCTTGTCATTTGGTAACTGTTCAAACAGTTCCTTTTGGTCTGCATATAAAATAAATCCTTTTTTATCTTCTGCCATAGGTCGTAATTTTTTGTATAAAAAAACCTTATGAAGGTAGCCACGACCAAGAGGCATTCCAACATAAGGTTTTAAAATAAAATTTCTTGTAAGTTGGTCGTTACTTTATTATTGAGTTCAAATATACTAATTAATTCAATACGTAATACAAAAGGAGTAAAAAAAAGGGCAACCATTAGAGTGATTACCCCTTAATTTAGATGACAAAAGTAAGTATCAAATATAGTAATTTTTTATTAAAAACCCTCTTTTAAGTCTGCACAATAATTAAAAGCTTCTTGATAATTATCAAAAGCAAATATTGCAAAATCAATTGGCTTGATAGTGTTGTCTAAAAACTCCTCGATAAAATAACATAAATCATCGCTATCATGAGAAACCATAAAACTCATTTGCTCATTTCTTAACTCTTCTATTGGTAACTCTCTGTAATTTTCAAAACATACCAGTACTGTATCGTTTAAATCAATGTCAGCCATCCACACTACTGCGTGTGCTTGTGCTTCTTCTTTTGTGTCGTGTCTAAAGGTTGGAATATCACCATCTAATACTTTAGGACATAATGTTAAATTAATTGTGTTTTTCATAATTATTTATTTTTTGTTTATACTATTTTGTTTAGTTTTTCTAATTCAAATATAAGTGTATTGCTTAATAGATGTTTCTTTCTTAATAACATTCTAACACCTCTTTTTAAAGTCTTTAAATTCAAGTCCTCTTGTGCTTGTGGATATGTTTTTTTAGTTACTAAACTATACATTCCAAATGTACTTTCTCTATTATCAATGAATCTTTTTCTATCACCTACATATTTTATCCTGTAAGCCCTTTCAATTTCGCTTAATCTCCTACTAACTTGTAATTGTGTTAATCCAGTTAATTTGCTTAACTCTATTACATCAACTTTTAAAACTTCTAATTCATCTCTAAAATATTTAAAAGCTTGTAGAATTTGCTTTTGGTGTGATCCTTTAAAATTGAGAGAATTAAAAAAACTTTTTTTGCTTGCTGTTTTCATATCTTAATTTTTAATTTATTAATACCTAACTCCTTTTAAATCTATAATGTAGTTCTTATCACTTGCCCAATGAATTCTAACTAAAAAATCATAGTAAGTTTCATTTTCTTTTAAAGGGTGTCGCTTCTGCCATTTTTCTAAATAATCAATTGAGTCTTGCCATGTATCAAATTTTAAATATCCTTTAGGATTCTCAATTGTTGATTTTTTTGATAATCTAAACCCGAATAAATTATTATACCTTAATGAACATTCAGTACATTTTAAATGCTCTGTCTCTTTCCAAATTTGTCTCACTACTATTTCTTTATTAATTATAGTAGAGTTGTTTACATAAGCTTTAACCTCTTCTTTGGTTTGACCTGAACATTCGTAAATACCTGCAAGAATGAAGAATATTACAAATAAAAGCCAGTAACCGTATTTATCTATTTTTTTCATGTCTTATTATTATGATTAATATTTTGCTCTCTTTCTAAAATCTTCTTTTTAATCTTCTTACTTTCTTTGTAAAGGCTACACAACAAATCATCTTCTCTATGTTTGCTATTACGCTGCTTAATGCTATGTAAACAATAGTTAAAATCTTCTATCTGTTCATTTTGAATCTGTCCTAATAAACCCATATCACAACTAATAATTGCGTATTGTTCGCCCTCTTCTAACCTAGTAAAAAAGTTCTCTCTTTGTTCTGTAAACTCTTGTTTATTTTTGCCCATCTTGGTAGTCTTTTTTCTGTTGAGGTGTTAAACTATAATACTTTTCTAATTCCATTAAAGATGCTCCCTTTTTGTGTGCCTTATCTAAAGTGTCTTGTGTTGCTTTTGGCTTTGCCTTTGGTGTTGCTTTAGGTTGGTCTATGTCGTCTTCGTCTGTTGCTATGTGGAAGTACTTTAAAAGAAAATATCTTTCTGCATAAGTTAGTGCGCTTCCTACTCCTTTATCCCATCCGTTCTGACCGTTAGCCCCAAATAAATTAATATCTTTTTCTCCAGTTTCAATATCTACCCAAGTAAACTGCATCATTACCTTTGTTAGAATTTCGCTTTTTTCTCCATTCTTTGCTTTATAATCTTGCCTTTGATTGTCAATAGATAATATTTCTTGCTTTAATAAAAGCCCTTGTTTATCCATTAAAGGCTTTATAAAAGATAAAATCTTTGTTCCTGATACATAATCATATCCAAATGCTTTTGTGTCTTTTTTTAGTCCACTAACTGCTTTTTGTATCTCGTGTATTTTTTTGTAAATATTCATATCTATTTTCTTTTTAAAGTTCTTTTTTCTAATTCCTTAATAAATATTTCTTTTAATTCTATTTTTTTTTCTAAAGTGTAAATAGTTTTATCTTTCACTTTTACTAATTCTTCTAAAGATTCTATAATACTTTCCTGTGCTTCAATTATGATTTGCTTTGACATATCTATTTTTTGTTTTTAATTCGTGTGTACATTAACTCTAGCTTAATGTAGTTTCTCCATTCTGCAAAAGTTTTAATTTTTCCTTTTGGATATACTGTGTTTTTGATTTTTAACATGATAGAAAGGTTTTTAAACGTGTCTGCTCGCTTTCTTTTAATGTATCAAAGGTGTCTATACATTCAGCCGTTAAAGTGTCGCTAATGTAAATTCCAGTAATTAACAAATCTTCTTTAGTTGTTTGCATCTCGCAGGTAACTAGATAACTTGTTCTTTTTTCATAGTCTAAAATTGACTTTACTAATTCATCTGTTTTTTTCATATCTATTAATTTTATGTAAATATAGTAATATTATTTTAATATACAACTAATACAATTTAAAAAGGTAAATTATTTTTACTTATTCCATCAACTATAAATTTAACACCTCCTAAATCTATTGAATTTCTACACTTTTTTACACCGTTATAACTTAAATTATTATCATTTGCATAATTTGAAATTGTTTTAATATCTAGCTTATGTGCTGCAAGTTCAATTATTTGAACTAATTTATTTATATCTTTGAGATTGTCAATGTCTATAAGTATTTGATTTTCAATGTTTTTCATGGTTCAAATTTTTGAAGTACATATATAAGGTTGTTACCAAACATTTAGTCCAATAACTTAAAAAAATTTTCAAATAGTCGATAGTTATCATCTTCACATATCCACCAATCGCCACACCACTCATAAACGAGCACCTTTTTACCAGCATACTTTCTTATGAAATCTCCATCATCTTCCATATTGTAGTGTTTATCTACATCATTAATTAAAATGTTTTTAAGGTCTTTACTTATCATTGCAAATTTAGGCTTTCTTAAAACGTTCTCTAATTCAGTATAAGAAAAACGTTTGGTAACACTAAATAAACCCAATAAAAGGTTTCGTGCTTCTAATGAATTTATTTCGTTGTTTTCTAACTCTCTTGCTATTTCTAATATGTCTTCTTTCATAATCTTTTACTGTGTTTATTCTAAACGTTAGCTACAACACTACTTTAGTGCTTTTAAGTATCTCTTCACACAATTGCTGTGGTATTTTAGATCGGTTGTAACTCCCTTTTTTACCTTGTGTCCCTGTTTTTGCTCCACGTCTTGCGCTTTCATGGTGGCAATGTCTATCTATTATATTTCCGTCCTTATCATACTTGTAATTTCTGCATTGTGGTCTTGGTATCCATGTCTTAGAGTTAGTCCAAATGTCTGTTGGTTTTGCTCTATCATCACCATATTTACAATACCATACAGTATGCCTTTTAAACTCTTGCATCCAATCCATGTGCCTCATCATACCTCTTGGATTTTCAATGAAAAATATCAAGTTAGGGTTAATCAAAAGCCATTCTTTAATTAAGCCTATCCAATGCTTATTAACTGTATCACATTTAATAGCGTATTCGCTTTTCGGCTCTTTTGTTTTTGTTCTATGAGTACTACAAGCCGCTATACTGTAAGTAGTGCAATCTGGAGAAGCCCAAACGACATCAGGAACAAAAGGAACATCTTCTTTTTTTAGTTCTCCAATATCAATAGTTAAATCTATTTTATCGTATGCAGTCCAATCAACTGAAAAAACTTCAAATCCTTGTTTTTCGGCTTCATTGCCTACACTTCTTGATCCTGCAAATAATTCTAATAATTTCATAATTTCGTTTTAATAATACCGTGCAGTAGCTAACACGTAATATAGCAAATTAGCCTACTACGTTTTCGTAAGTCCAACTATCATCATCTTTACCTTTTGCTTTGTTTTTCCAACTATGCTTTTCAAAAACTTCATCACTTCTAAAATCAGTCCATTTGTGCATCCAATTTCCGTTTTCTCTTTGCCAATTTTGTCCAATCAACTTTCCGTCTTTATTAAATATATTTTCTCTCGTTATTAAATTTTTAGTTATTAATCCGTAGGCTGAAATGCCATATTACCATTCATTGTGTGTAATATTAAAAAAGGCTCATCGTTGTAGAAAATAATCGCTCACGTGCTACCTTGCAATAATCTTCTTCAATTTCAAAGCAAATACAATTCCTTTCTATTTGCCTACTTGCTATTGCAGTTCCACAACTTCCCCCAAAAGTATCCAAAACTAAATCACCTTTGTTGCTACTTTTTTCTATAAAGTATTTAATCAAGTTTATTGGTTTTTCGGTTGGGTGGTTTTCGTTCTGTGTCCTTTTAGTTTTTAGTATGTTAGCATCACGCCCACCATTTAATTTTTTCTTTCCGTTACTGCAGAATAGTATCATTTCATATTTCGGGGCGTAGTCACCCTCTAAGTCACCCATTCCTGTATTGTTCTTTTCCCATATCAATATATTCTTAACATTAAACAACGCCCCTACTTGTTGCTTAAATTGGTCTATGTGATGCCAAGAACAAAAAATATAAAGGTGTGCTTCATCTTTACATACACGCTTTAGTTCTTTTACCCAATCACCCAACCAATCAAGGTTGTCATCGTTTTGGATACTTTTGTGTTTGGTCTTTCTAAAATTGCTTTGAAATTCCATACCATAAGGTGGGTCAGTTACTACTAAGTCTACGCTATTATTTGCAATTTGCTTTATTGCTATTTGCCAATCTTCGTTTATTATTTCTTGTTTCATCTATCTAATCTTTTTTAAAACTACACACAACATTGTTTATAGGGCATTAAAACTCCCCATACACTTAGCGTTAGGCATCAATTGAAAATGAGCCTAACACATAATAAAATCAATTAAATTATTGTTTGCTTAGTGCTATATTTTTCAACCTTACAATATCAATGACATTATTTACATCATTGTACTCGGTTGGGTCTAAATAATATTTTGATTTAAACGCTTCCAATTCTTTTATTAGCTTTTTGTTTTCTTCAATCTGTATCTCATTCATAATTTAAAAGTTTTTATTATCATCCATTAGGTTTAATATATTTCAGCGTCACCTTCATACCAATTACCTCTACTAAATTGCTTAACAATTTTTTCTTCTTTTAAATCAAATATGTTAGCCCAACCACCATCGTATCTATGTTCGTTTGGGTCGTGTGCCTTTACTGCTAATTCGGTTGTTTCAAAAGAGCCTTTAAAATCGTATGCACCTCCTTCGGGGTAGTAATCATCTCCTGCAAATAATAAAAATTTTTTTTTCATAATCTTTTACTGTGTTACATTTACAAAGTACCATGTACAAAGCCGTCTATCTCTTCTTGACTTCTGTTATCTTCTGCTTCATCTTGACTAAAAAAGTAATCATGTAAAAGTGCTTCTATCTGTTCATTTTGAAACTGCTTAAAACTACAAGTTTCTACTTCATCGTTTATCATAGTCTCAAACTCTATAATATCGTTGCCCTCATAAGTGATCTGTAAATAATCGCCTTTCTCTAAAGTTAACAGTATTACATTGTCTTTATCTTCTTCTATAAAAGTATGCTCGTTTATAATGGCTGCACAAATTGTTGTAAAATTTAATTCTTTCATTTCTTCAAAGCTTTTTTTAGCAAAAATATAATTTGCTTGTTAATACTTCTTTCGCTTTCCTTTGCTTGTTTCTCTATGGTGTCATAAAGACTTTTAGGAAATTGCACTTGTTTAAATTTTGGTTTACTCATTTTATTTTATTTTATATAGTTTAAAAATTCTGCCGATGTGCTAAAATATGTTTGAGATTTACTATAAGTTCCTTTAATTATTTTTTTTCTTCTTCTTTTTATGTTGTCATTCCAAAAACTTGAAAAATTCTTTTTAAATATCTTTACCGTTGCCTCTTTCTTGTTTGAAATCTCAAAATTTCCACTTCTTTTTTCTCTTAAATAAATCATATCTCTTTGTTTTGTTATACAAATGTACTAATATTAATTTAATACACAAGTAATATTATATAATATATGTTATTTATAATGATTCTAAATAAGGAAACCCCTAACAAATTAATGCTAAGGGTTTAAAATCAAGTAGTTATGTAAATTTATTTATTTTTCCTTTTACTATGTTTACCAAATTCTCTAAGAGCAAAATACCCACCGTAAACTGTTGGAACGATAACAACTAATAAACTGGTGTACTCTGCAGGAACATATATTTCGCAATATCCCATTACAAAATAGCTAAGAATTAACAAGCTAACAAAGTGCAATGTAATTGGTCTTGCTGTTGCTGCTAATTTGTTTCCGCTTTCGTTATCGCTTTGCCATCTCTTTGTAACTTCTCTTTGTTCTTCTATTTCTTTATTAATGAGTTGTAAGGCTCTTTCTTTATCTTCTGCGCTTAATGTATCGTCTTTACTTATAACCTCCTTTAAAATGCCTAATGCACCATTGCTAGGTAATATATCGCCAACTTTATCTAGTATGTCAGGGGCTTTGTCTTTTAAGAAAATTCCAAGTTTAGTATCTTTTAGCTTCTTTCTATCCTTTTTCATAGTCTTATATTTGAAAGTGTGGCATGTCTTTAAAGTTGATCCAGTTTCCTCCCCATTCTAAATTAATATCGAAATTTTCATGAGCAACCTTTACAATGTGTTTAGCAATAGGCTCTAAATATTCCTTATCCCAACTAGCCCCACCGTCCACATAAGCGAATATATCAAACGCTTTACCGCTTTGGTGGTATGATTTCTTAGTATAGCCGTCACACTTTGATCTCTTTTTAGCAAACAATATATTTTGTTCTTCGGCTGTTCTCATTCCTCCAAGTTTAGGAATACCAAAATCATAAGGACTTTCTTTGATTGCTTCGGTAACTATCGCTATTAATATAGCATCTATACCGTTTAGTCTTTCGTAACTTCTTTTGCTTAATTTATACATAGTCATTTACTTTCATATTGTAATCTAATTACTTTTACAAATAGCCATAAGCTGGCGATTAAAAAAGGTGCTAAAGCTATAATAGATTCGTGCATAACAGGTAGCTTATTCGCTCCAATTACCCCCCAAGATCCAGTACACCAAGCTAAACCTAAAAAAGTATATCTTAATGGTTGTTTAACCTCTTCTCTTCTAAGCTTATCAATGTTTAAATAAATAACTACATAAATTATAGTTAATATTATGAATGCAATTCTAACCCCTCTAATCCACTCCATAGTTAGTTATTTTCCTTTTGCAAATTCTATTCTCATTTCCATAAGAGTTTTGTTAAATTCTGCCATTGTATGTTCAAAATTCTCAACTGTCTTTCTCCATTCTTTGCGCTCGGCTGCGTGTCTAAGTTCTTGTTTCTCCCTTTCTTCCTCGTGTAAGATTCTTTGCTTTTCTAGTTGCCTTTCAAATCTTAAAGTGAAAAGATAAAACATTCCAACGATTGCACCGCCTATACCTAATTCTGTTAAAGTGCCAAGTAAATCCTCCATTATATTATGTTTGTGTTTCTTTTAATATTTAATAAGTCCTCTATTAAAAAGACTAATATAAGCCCGAAAGCCATAAATTCGTTATATTCAAAAAGGGTAGGATTAAAAAATAGCTCATCAACCAAATTACTGATAGTAACTAGTAAAATAGACTTTGATATTATACGACTATAACCATTAACTAAACTATAAATTACATACGTATAACCAACAAAAGAAAGTGATTGTATTGCATAGTAAGGACTAAAGCTCGTTAAGTCTTTAATATACCCCCATAATAAACCGTTTAAGCAATTTAAAACAAAAGTTAGTATTAAGATATATAAAAGGTTTTTTCTCACCCTCTGTCGTTTGGTCTGTTTCCTATGTGTGGATAGACTTTAATTAAGGTACTTGTTTCTCCGAATGTTTCAAATTCTTCAAATACATCAATAGATTCTTCTTTCGTTGGCATAGCCCAATTTACAGATTCTACTACGTTTCCGTTCTCGTCTTCTCTGATTATTTTTACATTGTAACTCATTTTTCTTCGTTTATTACTGCGTCCTCAACATGATTAGCATCTAGTTTATTTAAAAATCTACTCCAAAAATAACCAAATTTTGTTAATTTTTTTAATTCTTTATTCTTTCCTATGCAATAAGATATTGTTTGGTCTTCATTACCAAATAGATAGCCGCCTTTTTTTATTAGAATTTTATTAAATAATTTCGACATAATAACATTGTCTAACTGGTCAATAGATAAAGCAACCTTACCGAAGTATTCGTTTCTACCTTTACAAAATAAAGCATAAATTAAACCTAAAGGCGCAAATATTACACTCGCTATATAAGATATGAAAAACAAAATAAAGCCCATTATACAAAAGGAATTTGGCAACTGTTGTAATTAAATGGTTGATTTAGTTGTATGTTCATTTTCCACCCTGTTAACTCATCATTGAATTTCTCGGTAAAAGATGTTAATGTATTATTTTTTCCTACTACTATACTATTCGTTTTTAAAGTTGCATCTTGTTTAAGAAAGGCAATTAAATCTAGTGCTGTTCTTTTTTGATCGCTTTTTACTTCGTTCTCGTTGCTTTCGTCTTTGTGAACTAAATCCATAAAATAAACATCAAACGCTGTACTATCTACAGAAGCATTAATAGTATTCGGAACATCTACCAAAAAGATCAAAGGGTATTCAAAATCTGCTAACTGGTCATGCTCTATAACTTCCCACAAATCACCATTACCAAAAGAATTAACTTGTCTGTGATTATCGGCAAACCATTTAATCCTTTTTATTATCTGATTGTAACTGTACATTGTTTTTCAATTTTTTAGCAAAGTATTTTTTTAACTCCTTATCTACGTCTTTTCTACGTCTTTTCTTACTTGTCATAAATTCTTTTGTATTTAGCATTGCAAGAACTCCCACCGCCTAACCACATAGAAGTACGATAAGAAGTATCTGTAGGAATTAAATCATCCGTTGCGCTGTTGCTTGTGTACTTTGGAAATGTAGAACTATTTGCGCACAAGTAATCTATTAACCTTTGTGTGTACCATTCGGCTTTATCTCTCCACGTATCTAACAAATGTCTATATTCCGTATAATCTACGCTTACAGCATTGTCGCTGTTCTTAGTGCTTACGTTCTTGTTACGGTATTTAAAATGCATAGTAGTAGTAAGTTCCATTAAAACCCACTTTAAAAGCATAGGGGCGATATAGTTTTGTATTAGTGTTTCTTCGTCTACACTTAATGTATCGTTGATTATCTTATCTTTTAAATCATTGAATAAGTCACTCCCTAAAACTGGATGCAAATGTATGTTTTGTGCATCTTCTATAGTAGGTTGAATGACTTTCATATCTGTATTCTCATCTACTACAGAATTGTTCTTCAAATATGTCTCATTTATAAATAATACTGTTGCCATGTTTCTTAATTTTTAACTCTTACTACTCTTTGATTCCAAATGTGTCTACAATATGGTGTATTAACGTGTGTGTTTGGGTTATGATACCATCCACCTCTTTTAGTCCATACATCTCTACCAACTGTTCTTGAAATAGATTCTATATTATCTTTAGTGTAACTTTGATTTAAAGCCATTAGACGGCTGCAAAATGCTCTACTACCGCTTTCTGCTTTTGGTACGTCACTACGAACAGCATATTTATAAACTACAAATATTTTCTCTGTTGGTTTGTTATCTTCTAAGTGTTCTAAACCGTCAGAAGTTACTTCAAATACACCATCGTTTACCCTTAATGCTCCTGACTGTGATAACCTGCTTACTATCTCGTTTGTTTCTGTTAAGCTTTTGTCTATTGCTGTGGCTACTTCTGATAGTCTTATAGTAGGGTTTTCAGCTATCATGTCTAAAACTTGTCTATCTATATTAGTTAATTCTAAACTTATTGCAAATTCATTTTTTGAAAACCTTTGTTTTATTAATTCCTCTGAATCTAAACAATCTTGATGGCTTTCAAAGTTTACCTCGTTAGTTTCTAATATTTCAAACTCGCTGTCGTCTATTCCGTACTTCTCAAATTCTGATATTATAAAGTCGTCTTCTGCTTGTTCCTTAGACATGTTAGTCTTTGCAATTTCTTTAACTCCTAAAGGTTCATATCCTAACAGTTCTCTAATTTCATTTTGAGTTAATACGCTTGTTATTGTAGATTCTGAAAACTGTACCGTTATAGGCTCTACTTCTTTTATCTTTATTGTTCCTTTTATTCCGTTAATTCTTAAAAGCGTATTCCATAACCTCTCGAAAACCATTTGTTCAGGTGTTACAAAAGTGTTTTGAAAATAACTTTGGCTAGTTCGTAATTCGTCAGCATTATTATTTAAACCCCCTTGTGAATCTTTTACACCTAATAAACTAGGATTAACGACATTGTGTGCTATATAGATAGATTCTTTTATCTGCTCGCTTAGTGTTGTAAATTGCTCGTCTAAGTTGTTCGGGGTTAATGGCGTTACCGTTGCTTCTTTGTCTTTGCCGTCTGAAAAGTTTAATACAAATCTACCTGCATTAGAACTACCCGTATGCTTTTCTGTTACTTGTTTCTCTATGGTTTGCGCTTCTTCTTCTGTTGGCATCCCATTATTGAAGTTGATTAAGTAACCGCCTGAAAACCCATTTTTAATGTTGTTTAAATGATAGTTGCTTATCTCTGCATCTGTTTCTATTGCTGCCGTTGCAGGTTGATACTGTGGCAAAGGATATACACCTAAATCTGGTCTATAAGATTTATAAACTATTACATAGTCTTTATTCTTGTCTACTTCTGAAAAGTCATTTGGAAATAAATGTAATTCTTTAAAGTCTTCATTTTTAGTTGGGTTTCTTGTTCCCCAATCCGAAGTAAAATAAAACAATTCTTCATCGTCTTTATCTGCTCTGACCTTACTAAAATCTATGTGGTAGTATTCGGCTATTTTATCGCCTTTCTTGTTAATGATAGGTTGCAAATAAAACCCACCAAATAGTTTAAAATCTTTAACTAACTTTTCGTTAACCTCGTTTAGATTTTCGTCTTGGTTGGCATTACCTATAAAAGCGTTTATCTGTACTTTCTCTTGTACTGTTAAAGCTGTATTAACTACCTCAAAACCTCTACCGCAAATATACTTTACATAACCATTAATAACGGCATTGTGTTTAGTTGAGGTGTTATAAAGATTAATTAAATAGTCAGGATAACGATTGTAATAAGGTTTATCAATTCCGAATACTACCCAATTGTATTTTTTAACCTCTTTGAATATAGGCGCTTCATGTGTAGCGAAATTGCTGTATATGAATTTATATTTTTCTTTTATTTCCATCTTTTATATGTCTAAATCGTCAGGTGTTACTATCCAAGTACTGTCTATTTCTTCCACGCTATCAATTAATATTTGTCCGAATCCTGCTAAGATTTGCGGGTATTTATCATTTAACATTTCTATATCTTTTAAATCAACAACAACTGCATATTTTTCTAATTCAGGGTGCTTCATCCAATAGGTGTATGTTTTAGTTTCACCCGTAAAAATAGTGTTAACCCTTGAATCTATAAATTCAATTAAATCTATACACTCCTTTTCTGTATCTTTTAAAATTGCATTCATTTAATTATTTTCGTCACTCATGAAATTCATAATATCGTCAATCTCTCCACTACTTAAAGCAGCGTTACTATAAATCGTTTTATTAATTCTTGGTTTATTTACAACTATTGTAGTCCTTATAATAGATGCAATAGTTAAATTATCTCTACTAGGAACATTAGAAAACCATTTACCGTCATTTACACCACTAACTACTACTAAAGTTTCATTAACACCGTTTAAATTCATTGTATAGGTAGAGCCATCACTTTTTATATATCCATAAAAATAGTCTCCTACTGAAATAGAATTTGTCGAGGTCATTATATTGTCAAATGTTGGTAAGTCTTTTACCTGTAAATACAACTGCCCTGCACCGCTTAAATTAAAAAATATATGGCTATTTGTGGTAGAATTATCGGCAGAACATAAATAAATACTACCTCCTGCAGTTGGTCTATAGCCACTAAAAAAGAATATTCCTGAACTATCACCACTCCAAACATTAGAAATATTAAAGCCTTGCCAATCATTAACACCATCATAAGCAACATTATTAATCCCGATAACAGGTTGTTTAGTCGCTGTTGCTTGCACAAAATTATAGCCATTACTAGATACATCTAACCAACTACTAGGAGTTGCGTTGTACCTATTCAAATATAATTTTAACCCCGTTATGTTTAAAGGATTAAAATCATGTGTATTTACCTCGAATTTCTTAGACATAAGTTCCTGTTATTTCTGTATATCCGCTTGCTGTAATTAATGTTCTTTTAAATTGTATAGTGTCAGTTGCAACCAATACCAAAGGACTTGAAAAAGCAACAAAAGAACCACCGTTTATACTTAATGTAATTGTTCCACTTGCTCCATCGTCTGCGATACTTGTGTAAGTTCCTGCGTTGTTGCTTGTTATAGTTACAATTGAACTAGGATAAACACCTTTTGCAAAGTTACACCTAAAAGTAATATCCTTTGCTGATGGAGTACATACATAGTCTTTATTGCTAGGGTATGCACTTGTTGAGCCGTCTGAATCTGTTACATTAATGTCTGTTAGGGTTGTGTCTGAATTAATAACCTGACTAAAACTATCATCACTATTATCAATTGTATAGTTTGGGTTGCCTAATGGTACTATCCATTCACTACCAACTTTAGAGCCTACTTGTACCCCGTCAGTATCTTTAACTATTATATCTTCTGTTGCTCCACTTGCCACCGATGTAAAAGGTGTTCCGTTTATTTCTATATCTGCATCTGCACAACTTCCCGATGGTGTACAAACTAAATCTTCCATGCTTGGAACACTAGCCGTTGAGCCATCCGAATCTGTAAAATTAATATCTGGTAAACTAAAAGTATAGCCGCTTGCTGCTGTTGTGTTATAACTATTGTTTGAGTTTTTAACAGTTGCAGGTAGACAAGCATTTCCATTTACAATTACTACCCCCTCGTCAGGATCATAACCAACATAAACGGGTTGGTCATCACCGATAAGTTTCATCTTACCAAGTTCTACTATCCCGTCTGTATTGTCAGGGTCTAAATTCGTAGTGCTTGTTTGTTCATAAACCGTATAATGATAAAACCCCGTTTCACCTAAAACCAATTCACCATCTAAAGGGACATCGTTGCCCTCGGTAAAAGTAAAGGCGTTATACCTTGCAGGATGCAAAGAAGTATCTTCAATGATACAAAAGAACCTTTCTTTGGTTTGGTCGCTTTTAAACTCAAACAAATAAACCACATTAGAAACTGTAGTCTTTTCTGTTAAAGTTAAATCAAACTGGTTTACGCTATCTTTATTTAGACTTATCACTAGATTTCTTCTTAGGTTTAAAAACGTCTAATTTCAACAACTTGTATAATTCAAATTTACCTATATTATCTTCAATGATAACATAACCAATTTTAGTAGGGTATTTCACCCCTATACATTCTTTCTTTAATTCCATACACTATAATATAAAAAAAGTACGATTTATTACAAACTAAAAAAGCACCCCCTTAGAGATGCTTTAATAGACAAAAATAAAAGTTGTTTATACTATTGTTAATCCTGCCACTACTGTAGCGTCAACTGTATAGGGTTTATGATTTTCTTTAGTCATTACCTCAACTGTATAACCGTTTAAGTCTCCAAATGCTGTACCACTTCCACTAGTGTTAGTTGATACATTAGAACCGTTGTCATAACCAAACGAATGATAAACACCGTTATTATCTTGTACGATAATAGATAGTCTGTTCATTGATAACAAACCTAGTTCTACATTTTTAGTAGATGATAATTTTTTAAGTAATAAAGTTAAAGTAGTTTCTGAAATAGTTGTACCAGTATTTCTATCGGTAGCCGTTGAAGTTTCAAATCCTGCCTCTTCATTATCTATTTCATATCTGTAATATGTAACACTTCCAGAGTTGGCTATAGCCGTTATCTCTCCTGCTGCTACTGTTGCTTGGGCTGCTACGTACGGAGTTACTAGAAAGTCTTTTAAACCTCCCATTGAATCCATACAATCTAAAGCGAATCCTTGTGTTAATGCACATGCCATAATTATAGTTTTTTTATAATAAAAAAGGGTAGGCTATTTTACCCACCCTCTTTAATGTTTATTAATCTTAATTTTTAATCTTACGGTACTAAAGTAAATTCTACTACTTCGTCAGGAAATGCAATTTGTACACCTCTTTTAAAGTCAACATCGAATAAAACTTTTTTGTCTGTAACTGGGTCAAGTCTTACTTTCATGTCATCTTCTTCTTCGTTACCATCCATTCCGATAGTAATGTTAGAATCTCTAGCGATAATCATTCTTTCTGAACCTGCTGCACTTGGTAAACCAACTGTCACACCTAATTTAAGGCTAGTCCCGTATAAAGTTTCTTGTCCATCGTCACCGTTATAATGGAATAAGTTAGCGTTTTTCAATGCAATTACATACATCTTATATAGTCTAACTGGTAACCATAAAGTCAAATCTTCTGCGTTAGTAATGTTTTCAGGAATAGCTGTCCACATTGCATCTAAAATTGCTAAGATATTAGTAGTTGAAATAGTAGTTGCTACTGTTACCCCTCCAGTATTACCAGGAACAACACCTGCTGCTGCATCAACAATCTTTAAAAGACCGTCATAGTAAGATAAGTTATTTGTTCCACTTAAAGTATCACCTTGAAAATCTGAAATTGTTAAAGCATTTTGAATCTTGTTCATTTTTTGCTCTAACCAAACTGTTTCAATGTCCATAGGTACTTCTTGTTCACCTGCAAAACCTTGCTTTAATTTAGTTTGTAACCAATATCCGTTAAGGTCTTTGATACATAAATCTTCTGCGATTGTTACAGAACCTACTGTAAGTGTTCTTTGTGTAAACGCTGTTGTTGCGCTTCCCGTTCTTGTACAAGCAGAACCATCTTGAAAGATTACGTCTGTGTCTAAGAATTGTAAATTAGAACTTCCTTTAATACCCGTCTGGATATTTACTTTGCTTGCTAGTCCTCCCGTTGCTTGCATCTGTGCAATTAATGGAAAGTCCTGGTCTTCTATGTAGGCTGATAATGCCGTTACGTCAAATGCCATAATTTTTGTTTTTTAGTTTATATTATTATATTATTATCTCTCGAATATGTTTTTCTTTTTCTCTAAACCGCTAAAAGATTTCTTTGTCTTTTTAATTGGTTCTTTTGCAGGCTCATTTGCCAACTCTTCTACTGCTTTTAAAAATGCTTCTGTAGATTTTGTTTGTGCTTCTTTCATTTCAGAAATTAAACCTTTTAAAGATTCGTTTTCTTCTTTTAAAGTTGCTACCTCTTCAACGCTTGCAAAGTGTGATTCTTTAATAGTTGATTCTACTATCTTTCTTACTCTTTGCTCTTCCGTTTCCATTTCTTCTTCCACAACTTCTTCGGATGCTTCTTCTACTACCTCTTCTTCTGCAACCGCAACAATAACAGTTATAACACCGTCTACGGTAGTGATTATTTCACCGCTTGCAAGTTCAACCTCACCGTCAGGCATTGGACTAAATCCAGTTTCCGATTCAGGGTTTTGAACCATTACAGCCGCACCCTCTACTAATTCAGGTTCGATCTGCACTAAAGTTCCATCTGCTAATGCAGCATCTAAGAAAGTTTCTTTTACTTCCTTTGGCTCTTCTATTAGTTCTTTTTCAATCCCTAATTCAATTTTAATCTTATCTAAGATTTCTTTTGCTTTACTCATTTTTATAAGTGTTTGATTAATAATATAATTGTTTGCTTTTTTATTACTTCTAAGCGTTTTTTATTATGTCTATTATCTTTTCTATTTGCTTTTCTTCTATTGATTTTTCTTTGGTTTGAGCAAATATTCCCTCAACTGAAAATCCTTTAAAAGTACCGTCCTTTACTTGCTGCCAAATCTCGTCATTCTCTACCCTCATAGAACCGAACCAACTACCATCTGTTAATTTATCAAAGCCTTTAGGTGTTTCTATTCCCCTTTCTTTGTCGATTAAAAATGATTCAAATAAGAATACACCGTCTGCAAGTTGGTTAGAATTGTGCATAAGATTAGTATTGCTTGTAAACTCGTTTCTAAAGAATTTAAATACTATATCCTTAATAGTATTTTTTCTAAAGACTACATAGTGTTCACCATTACGTTCGTCATTTCTGTAAATAGGTAAATCTGCAACCATTAAAGCACCGCTTATAATTCTTTTTTCTTCGTCCTCTACAGCAAAATTAGACTTTGCTTTCTCTTGCTTGTTAAATGCTCTCCAATTACTTTCTATTGCAGGATGGTCTACTAGTGCAATATAATCTACACCGCTTTCATCGTCCTGGTCTATGACTAATTCTATTAAATTTTCCATGCTAAATAATATATTTTAAATGTGTTTAATTACTTAAATGTTGCCTGCTGCTCTATTACATTAACTTTATTTTGTGTGGTTGTTATATCGCTTTCTGTTACATATACTTGTGTTGCTTGTTCGCCTAAAATTGTATTTGTGTTACTAACTGGACTTAATGAAATTCCGTTACCTCCACCAATCGAACCACTTGAACCGCTAATACTTGCGCTACCTCCAACACTTCCAGCACTTCCTAGTAATGCTTTTGCTTGTGCAATATTTCCAAGTATAGCCGCCATTGTTGGAATAAAAGCAATGATGTTACCGGGAAACATAATTCCTGCTGCTGCTGCAATTCCTGAACTTATCGCCCTTGCTGTGTCAACTGCTAATTGTGCAACCGCTAGTTTTTTCTTTATCTTATCTCTTTTGATTTCGTCTTTTAAAAATAAATCTGCTGATGCATTTAAGAAGTCTAAACCGCCTTGAATTTTATCTATATTGGCTTGTCGTGCTGCATCTTCTTCGGCTAATCTATCTAATAGTTTTTGATGTTCTAATTCCCTCATGTGGGCTAAGTGTTCTTCACTATCGCCTACCTGAAAGTTTAAATCTATTAACGCTTCTGTTTCGGCTGTTTTAATTCTTACAACCTCTTTAGATTCTAGTTCTATACTTTCTGTTTCTGCTCGTCTATGAAAAGCTTGTGCCTCTCTTAATCCTTTGTTTGCTTCCCACCTCTTTTTATTTTCTTCTTCTCTTTTCGCTCTTGCTTCGTTCCTTGTTTTTTCTCCTGCTGCTATTCTTTGCGCTTGTTCTTCTGCGTCTTTGTTGGCATCGAATAAAGCCGTCTTAGAATCTATCTCGCTATTTACTGTACTTATTAAATCATCTAGTACGTCTATCTCTTCTTGTGCTAGATTAATAGATTTTTGACTTTCTGCATTTGCTACTTTACGTGCCAATTCTGCATCCGTAAATGATAACCCCCAACTCGCCCAAGTTTCGTTAGATTCAGTTAGTACTTCTGTTTCAGCTTTTATCTGTTCTTTTAATTGCTCTGCTCTAAGTTCACTTAATGCTTTTGCTCTTGCTTGTAGTTCAATTAATTCTATTTGTTGTTGTATCGCTTCGTTTAGTTCTTCTTGGCTTGCTGTTTCTAAATCTATATTACCCAAAAATTCAGGATAAGCGTCTTGAAGTTCTGCAATTGCTTCCGCTTTATCTCTTCGACTGCTTGTTTCTCTTGTTAATGTTCCTACTAATTCGTCTATTTTGTTTCTTTCTTCGGCTACTGCTTCGGCTGCTTTTGTCCTTGCTTCATTGTTTAATTCTTGCGCCCTTGTGTTTTCGTCTGTTGAACTTGTAAATATTACTAATGCGGCTGTTAATGCTGCTACACCTGCCACAATTAACATAATAGGGTTAGCGGTTAGTGCTGCATTCCATAACCACGTTGCGGCTGTTGCTACTTTTTGTGCTGCTGTTTGCAACATCGTCTGTAGTTTACCAGTCTTGACTAGATTATTATAAAGTTTTTGCGCTGAACTTACACCCTCTATTGCACCTTTTAACCCCATTGATACAGCAATAGCTTGTTCAATGTTTTTAGTTACCTCTTGCAAAGTTTCTGATTCGTCACCAAACAAAATGAAAGCGGCTGTCATATCTCCAATAGCCCCCGTAACAGAACCTAATTCACTTGCTACACCCTCTTTATCTAATCCCTCAAAACCTAGTTCAAGATTCTTTACCTCTGCACTAGTAGATGCAATTTGTTTAGATAGTTTGTCAAATTCTTTAGAACCTCTAGGTACTTCCCTAATAGCTTTGTTCATTTCGTCTAAGGAGTTCTCTAACTCGCCTAAAGTCTTTGCACCTTTTGCCGCTTCTATCTGTATGTCTATGCTTATAGTTTCCGTTGCTGCCATGTTATACCAATAATAGTTCTTCTAGTAAGTTGTGTAATTCAATCATAGTTGAAGGAACTTGCGCCCCTGAACCGTCGCCCGTATCTATGCTTGTAACTGGGAAAGTATCATTATTCCCGTCTAATGATAAAAGCCATTTTGTACCGTCCCACATTTTTACTATAATCATTTCAGGGCTATAGTTATGAAATATTTGCATTAATCCTGAACGCTTAAAACTAGCATCATAAGAATTAACGTCAGGGCGTGTAACCATATCGTTAAAATCTACTCTTATCGTATCGCTTGTGGTTGTAATTGTGATGTATGTAGTCATATTATATTTCTATTTCTTTCCAGTTAACACTACTTAATATATCTAAATTTGTTGATACGGGGCGACACGTTATAATTAATTCATCTGAACCGCTTAATAGCACACTGCTTGGTAAACCATTACTATCGTATCTATTACCCTCTACATACTTTGCGTAGAGTTTATCACCGTCATCTACATAATCCTCACCCGTTCCAATTGCTATTTGAAAGTCTGAATCTGTTACAGAATTAAATGTAGGTGTAGAAGAGCCACCTCTTAAAGTTTGGTTAATTCTAAACTCATAAACAAAATCGTCATTTGTTCGTGCTAATACTGAGCCTAACAATATATCTAAATACTTTTCTGTTACACCGTCTAACTTAAAGGCGAATAGTAAATACCATCTATCTCTATTGTTTGCGTTTACATGAGTTCGCCCCATATTTTCGCTAAACATTCTGTCGGTGTCTTTTATTATTAGGACTTCTTTTAAATAACTCATATTATATTATTATATATTTTTCACCATCAAATTGAATTTGAACACTACTATATTGCCCTTTAATAGTTTGCTTTGTCTTGCCGTCTATATCATTTGCAAGTATTATCATTTTCTTTTTCTTCTCCATCTTTTTAAAGTTCCATATCTTACCCTCGAAAGGTACGGGAGGTGCTTTGTAAGTTGGTAGGTTAATTGTAACATCGCCACCGCTTGTATCTACCTCGTAAGTAGTTACTTTTAAGTCGGGTGTAAAGTCTGCGCTTTTCTCTTTCACTACATCACTCCCACTCATTGCTACACCGTCAATGTATGTGACATTACTACTATCTATCGTTAAATCATTAGAGTTGATTAAGGTAACATTCTCTATCCCTGCATTTATCCTATTGTTGTCGCCTTGTATAACTATGTTTTTGGTATCGCCTGCAATTCTGTTGTTATCTCCTTTGACTTTTATATTGTCGGCTGTTTGATTAATGTAGTTGTCCTCTCCTTGTACCTCTTGGCTTTTAGCGTTGTAATTGTTGCCACTTGGTTTTGTCGAAAACTCGCCACCGTTTACGGGCTTGTCATCGTTTCCAATGCTCTCACCTTTGCCGCCTATTACCTCGCCTATTGTAGACGAAAATATATCTACTGTCTTTAGTTTAAGAAATTCACATTTAGTTAGGTTGTAGTCTTTAGGGTTGTAATTCTCAACTTTGTTCAATCTGAAATAAGCGTTATCAAATCTATACAACTTTTGAAAAGATAACTTTCTAATATCCGAGGGGGTTAATAAAAACCAACCCTTTACTATCTTACTATCCTTGTCTGTAATTTCTGTTATAAATTTTGACCAGTATCTATTATATAGGTTATCGTCATTTAAAGAAATAGTGTTAAATGTATTGTCGTAGTATATCTCTCTAGGTAAAGAATAGTTTATACCAAATGCCATTGCAAAAGGATCGTCAACCATTCCTGCAAACGGATAGTCAAATCTTGTAGTCTGACCATGTACCCAACCTTGAACCGTTGATATTAACCCCCCATATAACAAAATTCTTATATTAGATTCTATTCTTTTAGATTGGTTGTTGTCGTCTATCTTTACAATCGTAGGTACTACCCTGTCCTGTGTTTGTTGACCTACTATTGGTGTTGGACTAAATATTAACTCTGTCTTTTTAGTATTGGTTAAAAAATCATTATCTATATCTAGTATTTTTTCTCCATATACTCTACTCCAAGTATCTGTATAAACTGTATTATAATAGTCTTTATCTTCTTTGTAGGTGTACAAGTATTCGCCTGCATCTAGTTCGCCCATTGGCAACATTTCCAAATCCTGACTTACATCAAGTTTCTCGCTCCAATCTACTATATCACTATTGTAAAATTCATCCCTTGTATCTATAATTAAGTTTCTTTCGTTGTCTTTGTCAGGCTCAATGAACAAATTAAACATCTTAACCAATGACATTAAAAAATCCTTTTGCTTTATATCTCTAGGGACTGTCTGATACATATCAATAGTATTACCCTCTAAGATGTTATTGTTTACAACTTGATTTTTAAATACTCCACTTAGTATATTACCCGTAACCGTACCACCGTAAAACGTGCCGCTTGTCGCTGCATCCTCGAACAAGTCCTCTGTTATATCTATTAATTTAATTTGATTGTAGCAAACTATTTCTACTGTGTCGCCTGCATCTAAGAATTGGTTATAACTTTGAGGGGCTAACCTATTCTCGGGATCATAGTTTCGTGCTATCTGTGAACCTCCTGAAAATATATAAGCTAATACAACACTTTCACTTTGCCAATAGTCATAGTCGGGATATGTTGGACTTGCTGATGTAGTATAACCAGTATTCGGAATACTAGCATCATGATAAACATAATACGCTCCACCATCTACTACTGTACCGTTAACCTTAATCTGCACTAATGTTCTAATGTAGAAATTCGCTACTACGTTACTAGGTGCGCCACTTGGTACTAAATCAAAGTTAGCATCTAAACTAGCATTAATATTATAATATCCTTTTTCTCCTACCGTCCAAATACCCGTTGTTGTGTTGTGTTGGTTGGTTGGGTCTGTTATTTCGTTTGTGTATCTTAAAGGTGTTGTAGCACCTCCCGTTGTAACTAACATAGTCGATAGTCCTGCTGTGCTTTCGGGTGTATCTACATCTATTAGCCTATCTTCTATTTGAGCATCTGACAAAGCCAAATTACCACCGTTATACGGTATGATTAACCTTGTAAATCTTTGGTTATTAAAAAAGTTGCTAGGACTTGAATATGTAAATCCTGCATCACTTATAATTCTCTCGAAGTATTCTTTAGCATAGAACGCAGGAAATAAATGTGTGACATCATACGTAGTTAAATCATTATTAAACCCATAATCTATTAAAGGGTAAACATAACCGTTACCAAGTTGAAAAGGTATAGAGCCACCGTTATACTCTATTTGTGTAGCCCAACTGTCTGACTGGTGACCGTTAGTATATGTATGGTCGAAATCGTCTAAGTCTTGAATGTCTGTTAATTCTAAATCGCCTATCTCATTAAATAGATTTGCTAACCTCCCAAACATTACTACCTCATAGGTAATTAAATCATTATCATTTTTGATAACCTTGTTTAGTTTCAATATACCATCAAAGATAACCTCACTATCTATTAAGTATTTAACATTGGCTTTAAGATTAGGATTAAAAGTGCCGTCTATATTAATTTCAAAGATATGCCCGAATAACTTATTTATAGTTTTAGAGCCTGGCAATACAACCGTCTTAGAATAGTCGGCTTTTCTTTGGTCAGGGTTTTTAATATCGCTAATAGAATAAGTAAAATTTGCTTCAATACTTTCTAATAGTTCTACTTCTATATTATTTATTAATAACTGTTCTTTAACCACGTTGTCTATAATTATCGTTAGTGAATTCTATCGTAACTTCTAAATTGTATAGACTATCATTTACGTCTGTCTTTTCAGTCCATTCAGTATTAGTAATTCCTTGCAATGCTATTAACTCATTATCTTCATTCTCTAAATATATTTCAGGACTTTCAACCAATTCTTTTAACCACCTATAAGTTTCTTCGTTTACAAAGTTAGATGTTAATTGAACTGTAGATACTGACTTAGTATAATACTGTACTTTGCTTCTTTGTTGCTTAGTGTAGGTATAACCCCCTGAACTATCTATCCTTTTAGGATTCTTTTTATAGTTTCGTTTTTCTATCTGTGCTGTTTCTCTATGCACTAGATTAAAATTAAAACCATCAAAGCCGCCCCACTTGTTAAGAAAAATTAACCTTTGCTTTTCGTATTTGCAAGGCTCTTGAATATTATAAGTTTTTGTTTCACTTATTACACCGCTTCCTGAATCTAAGGCTTTGATCGTGTAGCTTGCTGTAGATGAATCTATAACGGGTTGTACACCGCTTGCAAATTCTGCATTGTCTATTAGATTTATACTAACTGGATTCGAGGGTACTCGTAATAAGTATTCGCCTATTGTTGCAAATGTTGTATTGTTTTGTATTTCCCAAACTCCTATACTTGCTCCTGCACTATCAAAAGTTTCGATCTCTATTACGTCTACTTTCGAAGTTGTTGTTCTAGGAATGAAATATAACCAACCACTATCTGTTATGCTTGTGTTTACTGTTGGCTGATCTGTTAAGTATTTTCTTACGCTACTTCTTAGTATTCTTTCCGATTCGTTATAGTCTACAAATTCATTATAAGTAAGCGCAGCGTTATAAGCATATACAACACTGTTCACTGTTAAATCAGGATATTGAACTAAAGGTGTTCCGTACTCTTCACCAAACTTTAATTGATAACTTATTATTGAATTTTCATTACCTACTATACCATTGGTTGCTGTTGTATCTCCTACATCTGAATTAACAAAAGATTCTAGTATTCTATGAGCATCAAAGATTCCATAATTATAATCATTTTCAGGGGAAACCCTTATACGTGCTTCTTTAGTTACTGATCCGTTTATGTATACGTCAATTAAGTAGCTAAAATTTGGCTGTGCTACATTTGTGCTAGATAATGTAGTTACCATTTCATTATAAACGGGACTATAGGATGGTAAATCTTTTTCTATTGTTATTGCCATAATACACTATAATATAAAAAAAAGTGTTTTTATTTAACAGTCAAACCTTTCTTCATTAGTACCTTAGTTACTAATCCTACATCGTATGCTATTGCTTTTGATAAATCTTTTTTTAATTGGTCTAGTCTTGCATCTGTTACAACTTCTGAATAGAATGGTCGTGCTTTTTTACCTTGTCTAAAAATAGATTCTCTTACAGCATATTCGTTTATCCCTTTTCTTTTCGCCCATTGTCTTAGTGATTGACCGTCTACATTAGAAAAGTTCACGGGGGGTTTAAGTCTGAAATATTTATATTCACTGTTGCCGCCTTTATTCTTCCATAGTGTACCGTCTGCCTTTTTACCTCCTGCACCTTGTACGCCTTTATCTATATAATCGTAGTAGTCAGCAAGCATAAACTGAAAAGTAAACGTAGAGCCAAACAAATCTACTTTAAAATCTAGCGATTGTCTAAGGCTGCCCGTATCTCTTAACTGGTGCTTTTCTATTGATGACTTTAAGTCTTCTATTAACTCATTTCCGAACTTAGTTAATATACCTCCAATGCTTTTGCTTTCGTCTATGATTCTGCTTTCATCAAATGAATCAGGGGTTAAAATTACATCTGCCATTATTTCTTATTTTTCATTCGTTCCATTCTATCTTTATCTTTGTAAAATGCCACTAAGTTTAAAAACTCAATTACCCCCATGTCATAGTAATACTTCCATTTATCGGGTCGTGAATTGCTTAAACTATCCAATGTCACGTACCAACCCCATCTTTCCGCAAACTTCTTTGTACTTCCGTTGTTATCGTTTCCGCTTTGCTCAACTGCTTTTCCGAATAGTCCTGAATACCTTTTGTTAGTATCGGATAAAGACTGCAAAAAAAAACAGATAAAGGGTAAACTATATCCATTGTTAAATTGTCTTTAAAGACATTCGCTGTAGTTATGTAGTAGTCGTTTGGTTGCTCTTGCTTGTTTCCTTTGTCGTCTATCGGGTGGCTTATTGCTGCTAGTACACTATGTAACTTTCTCCAATACACATCCCTGTCGTCATCGGCTAATATCTGTGTTACACTCATATACTGCCCTGCAGTTTGATTAACGACATTTAAAGTAAGTTTATACCTTTGCCCGTTTATCTCGAAAGTATCTTTTAGTGGATAGCTTTGTAGTTGTTCAATGTCATTTAAGAAACTTAATTGAGGTGCTAACTTTTCTC